CCGCGGCGAGGACTCTACTCGAGACCTCCGCAACGGCGCTGGGAAACGCCGCACTCCTGCCTATGGGTTAGGCAGGAGACCACCGGAGCTTTGTGCGGACGGCATCCGGTCGTCCAGCTCGTACAAGGTGATTGACATCCTCAAAAGGTTCACTTCGAGGAGCAAGTACCTTCAGCAGAGCTCCGATCCCTGACACTGGAGATTCCGGTATCGAGGATTGGACCACCCATCCTTTGACTAAGAGGACGTGGTAGCGCGGATCGATAGCCTGATGTTCAAATGTAGAAATCTGAACGGGCATAACGGTCCAACGGCCCAGCACTGGAGATCTAGAAGTTGGCTCATCCCATCGAGCCAAACTTGTAGCTTCGACGGTCGGATAGTAGCCCCCCAAAGGGGTAAACAACCAATCGTCAAGCCACGCGGCCGTCCGCCACAACCCAGACAGGTAAAACCTGTTTCTGAGCGCGACGGTCGACTCGATCTCCTGCACGAACCTCCGTGATGAGGGAAGTTCCCACATGTCATGGTTAACCACAACATGCCGGACACGGACCACAGATACATCGTGGCCCGCGTAGTATTCCCTTCCGCAAGACTCCCTGAACTTTCCATCCAGGAAAGACTTGTTTGAGTTCACCTTAAAGCCAAAGGCTTCAAGGCTTGCAATCACGGATTGAGCAAATTCTGCAGGGACGATAATATCGTCCCCGTAGACGCGCACCCGCTTCCGCAACGATAGGCAATCGCTACGGGAGAGTGGACGACCTAGACCCTGTTCGATCCCAATGAAGACAACGGTCGCGAAGACCATCGCCTCCATCGGAAACGTAAGGGCCGAACCCATAGACGCGAACTTGGCCAGGCGTAAAACACCGAAGCCAGGTACGTCAGCACGCCGAGATCGAGTCGCATCGACAGCCTCAAATAAATGGGGCCACCGACACAACATCGTTCGAACGAGCTGATTGGAGACACGGTCGGAGGCTTCACTCAAATCGAGTGTTGCCAAGCTCCCAGTCAAGGAGCCCTTCATGGCCAAGTGACGGTTACGCCACTGGTCG